TCCTCAATAGCTTCTTCAGTTACTGAGAATCCCATAGAAATTGTCTCGTGGTTATACCGAGCAGTGTACGCTTCTTGGGCATTATCATAAGCAATCGCAGCGCCTTCGTTTTTAACTGGGGCAGCTCCGAAGCCTGACAACTTAGTTTCTTCTTCAAAGGAACGGTCAGAACTCTCTGTTTCAAAGATTTCTGCGGCTTCCTCACCATATTTTGCATACTCAAGACCAAACAGGGCGTTCAGGCCCGGAAGAAGCTCTTTGAGTAATTGCGCTCTTGAAATAGCCATATCTCAATAACTCCTTATATTCCAGTCTTATTAGTGTATGAATGCGACTCTGGATTGAATTTAACTAACAAATCCGTAAACGCATCGCCAACGGTAGACCCCGGTGCGTCAACAAAATCAACGATTCTGAAGGCAAAACCAGCGGTTGAAGCAGTTGTAGCCGACACAGCAGTTGTGGAATTACCAGTAGTGGTATCTCCAGTGCTAGTAGACTGAACTGCTGCTAATTTGACGTTCTGACCCAAATCTGCCTGAGTAACAGCGCCATCGGCCTGTACTTGGAAGACCACATCAGGATCATCAACAATATACGCTTTAGCATCAGACGCTACAGTACCCGTAGGCCAATTTTGCTTAAAAGTGATGTTTCCTGTGCTTGGATCAGTATAGGTACAACCAACAAATACACCAATAGTACCTGCTGGAAACCCAGTTGAGTTATCTCCATTTGTCGTCACGATTTCAATAGTACCGCCAGCTACAATGGATACAATAGACCCATTATAGATATTAGTACCATAACCGGACGCTATCTTTATCTGACGGGTGGAACCAGCATAAGGCTGTCCTCCTATCAGATTTACGGCTTTAAAGCCGTAAGGGGTAGCGGATGATGCCATGATAGACTCCTAAATTATCCTTTACCAAAAGTAACCGTCGATTTCCTATCATTAAATATAGGCATACGAGGATCACTTTCACGCATTAAGTTATTGTCAACTGAACGCATTTGAGCAGCGGTTTGCTGCTTGTAATAGTCATTGCGCTCTTTGACAAGCTCTTCGGGAGCTTTACAAAGCATTAAACCACCTACAACAACATTATCTTTAAACCGATCATCTATAATAGAATCAGTAAAGATTTCTGGGTGGTCTTGAGCTTTTACTGGCTCCCAACCTTCTCGTAGCTTTGCGGAAACATTGGTGGCATCAGGAGTGCCACGAGTGCTTATACGTATCCAGCGATACTCATAACCGTCTTGCTTTTCAGGTTTGGGCAATACTTCTGGCCTTTCCCATGAACGCTTTCTGGTTTTTGTAACTCTGGTATCTAACTCTCGATCTACTCTACTGGTATCACCCATTTTGTTTCCTCGCTAAATCAGCAACCTCTTTGGCGTATTGTTCCAGTGGAACCCCAAGTCTTTTCGCAACAGCTATTTGTGATTGCTTTAATCGAACCTTTTTAGGTCCAGTGCTCCGCGTAGCGGGTGCAACCACATTGCTTGATCTTTTCTTGGGAGCCTCCTCTGGCTCGTCGTCTATCCCGTCATCAAACTGATCGGGGAATACTTGTCGCATACGAGAATTAATCTTCTCGTAGTATTCTTCCGATTGAGGACTTACGCCCTCTTTCGTCAATTTCGTATGCAAACCTAGTGCAAGCGCAGTCATTTCGTCGTCAGAACCAAACCAAGGATTTTTACTTCTCCATGCTTCAGCCTTTTCGTCTCGTGGTGCAGCTTGCGGTTTAGTCGCAAGTTCTTGTGATTGAACATTATTTTGTGCTGGTTGTAAAGCTCCTTCTTGAGTAGCAGCACGGGGTTTTAGTCCATTAACCTTATCCATGCGGATTTGTGCTTGGTTTAAATCCTGTTGAGCTTTTAATATATTATTAGAATCACCTGTGTCATACGCTTCCTTGTACTGTTTTTGAGCAAAAGCAAGCTCGGACTCAACTTGTTTCTTGGCAGACTCAATCAAAGCATTATGGCTTTCATTTCCTTTTGCCTTAAGTTTTTGATTTTCCTCAACAAGTTTCTGGGCATACACTATTGCTTCTTCTCTTTCACGAGTAGCTTGCTCTTTAGCTCTACGCTCGTCATGGTAGCCTTTACTAAAGTGCTGTATGCGTTTTTTAACTTTTTCTGAATAGTTTTCTAATTCTTCATTAGTTACTTCTTCAGGAGGCTCAGAAGGTTTGCGCCCTCTGTCAGCAGGAGGTGTATCATCCTCTACTTCTATTTCAACCTCGCTTTTTTCGGCTGCTTCCTTTTTATCGGGCTTCCCTATAGTTTCACGCCCTACTGCACCCTCTACCTCTATATTGGTATCTATTACTTCTTCTTCCTTTATTTCTACTTCCTGTAATTTTTCATCCTTCTCTGGATCAGGAAACTCATACTCTACTTGTTGCATTGGCATAATTTACTCCTCACGCACGAGTTAGTTTACTCGGATCATCAATTACGGCTTCAATCGAGTCGTCATTCATAATGCGATACTCGACATCACCCACTCTAATTCTTGTACCTGTATTAGCCCGAAAGACCACATAATCTCCTTCCTTGCACCACGGGCCATTAGGGAAACGCTCTTTATCCTTATAGGCTTCATCCCCCATATCACAGACAACGCCTGTCATCTGGAGAATGTTTTCTTCCCTTATGGTTTGAGTAGCTTTTGCAATACCGCCATCAAACTTGTCATCTACATTGGCAAGAGCCACCATCACACGATACCCAACAGGTTTCGGTATGTGCTTGTCTAGCACCACTTCCTTTTGTCGTTCAAGCTCCTGTTCTTCTATCTTCTTCTTTCGCTTGGCCTCAATAGCCGTCATTTCAACTGCTGGTTCAGTCATCATCGTCTTCCATATAGTTACGCGAGAGGTCTTGTATTTCTCTGCGTGCGGCAGCTAGACCCCGGATTACCCCGCACGATTCTTTGTATTCGGCGTAGTCTTGAGCACTACCGCCGTGCATCCATTCTTCTTGCTGCTTTTGCAAATCAGCTAACTTCTCCTCAAGAACCTGAAAGACTGTTTTAGCCATTATCTATCCTCTCGATCATCGCGTAGAGTTTCAGCTCTAGTCCGTCGTTCTTCTCCTACAGTCTTAGCCATGTCAATAATGACCTTGGCTTCTTCCAAGTCCTTCTTAGCTTCGCTTTGCTCGTTCTGCGAGGCTATGCGGTTTGCTTCCAATGTAGCAGTAGTGGCTGCTTTCTCTTTGTCGAGGTCCAACCTTTCCTGCTCAAGCGCACCATCCATAGCGTCTTTAGCCGCTTTGCGCTGTAGTTCACCTTGTTTAATCTGTAGCTCCGCTTGCTTCATCTGGAACACAGGGTCTTGTGCCTGTTGCTGTGCAGCCGCTTGTGCCGCATTAGCTTGTTTCTCTTGCGTAAGCTGTTGTCCTGCTTTAGCCAGTAGCCCTGCGAGGCGTTTCTCCAGTGCTTGTGGCAGTTCCTCATCAGGTGCAGGTAACGGCGCACCCAACTCAGCTTCCATCTGCTCTCTATAAAGAAAGGCCATGTGCTCCCCTATATGTGCTTTAAGAGCAGCTACAATCTGTTGTCCTGCTGGAGTTTGGCCTAGATAAGCGGCTATCTGAGGATCGGCAAGGAACGCTTCGTGTACGGCAATATGCGCTCTATGGTCTTGATAAATAAACGCTTTTATCGGTTTACCCACCAATACACTCATATTCTCGCTTACTGGGTCGATAGGCTTAATATCATCTTTAGTAGGCACTAACTTGTCTGCGTTCTTTATGCCCAACACCTCGATCATCTGCCTGTGTAACTGAGGCAGGTCATATATCTGTGGAGCTGTCTGTGACATTTGCAGCACAGCCTGATACTGCACCACCCGTTGCGCCATCGTACTGCTGTTAGGATCACTAACAGGGATGACTTCAACCATCGCGTAGTCTTCACGTCTTGCACGGGGTTCACCACGATCTGGTACATATACATAAGTTTCAGGGGCGTGCTCAGAAATAATTGCACGGAGCAGTTTGAACTCCTGCTTCATTGCATAATGCACCCGCGCTTGTACCGCAGCCATTGGTTTTAACGTACGTTCCAATAAAGCTAGTGTGGTTCCAACTGGAGCGTTAGCACTCATGTCCGATATGTTCATATCAGAGATAGCGCCAAGTCT